GGGATATAGCCAACATCAGAATCAACCCTATCAATACTAATAGCCCGCAAACACCCAAATTCATGAGTCATATCAAGACAACTAATAGCACAACGACCCTTTTGAAACTCGTAAAGATTCATCAAATAATCAAGATCAATCTGAATATCATTTAAGATAGCCAAACGCTTAGGGTTAATTTGCGTATTGTGGCGAGTTCCCTTTTTCCTTGATGGCCTAGTAAGCCTATTCAACATGCTCTTTAGAAAAGAACGTGGAGATTTTTCCTTAGATCTTTTGACAGCTGCAAATCGACGCTTCTTAAATTCTGGATCTTTATTCCAATCAGGATTCTTCTTGCGCCATTCCACCATATATGCATTATGACAATCTAAACAAAGATTCTTTCCTTTCTTAAACTTTTTATTCTTTTCAGATGCTCCACACTTATTGCAAACACCAGAAATCCTTTGTGGACGTTGTGCTAAAATCTTGCCACATTCACACTCCCAACGTTCTGGTTTATACAAATGTTTAAGGCGTGGATTCCCACACGAACAAGATGATGGTTTTTTCAGAGACGCCACAATATGGTTCCTTATCCTTTGGCAATACATGAGAAAAGCCCAGATTATTCACCTGAGCTTTCCTCGCCGTAAAAGCAGCTTATCTAAGTGGACTATCTCAAAAGAGCTAACCAAGTCCACTCAAACGCTTAGTGGGCAAACTACTCCCACCACCTTATATACTAACCAAGCAAATCCAAAATCGGATCTTGATCCAACATCGCTTTCAAGAAAAAACCATGCCCCATCTTCCGCTTCGGATTATGTAACACTTCATCCAAATTCGCCATCTTGTGCCGCTTCATGCACCATCCATCCCAATCGCGAATGTACAATGTCGTAGCTGTTTGATGTAACTCCTGCAACTTACGGTACGCTCCCGTTTGCTCTGCTGCAGCTTTAAACAGAGGGCCATATATCTTTTTCCGACTCTCAACATAGCCCAATCGCTCACCTTTCCATAGACAATACAACGGGGCTCGACCCTTTCCCATTGGAAACCTTACAGCCTTCGGGTTCGCCCACCCAGCCTTTGCCCAATCCCAATATTCTTGGGTTGGATTCCCATCATCATCAGCATGTTCCTGATACACTTTGCTGAATTGCCAGGCGTTTTCCATAACCAACGCCGTATGACCATCATACAAATCGCAAGGACCATTCAGAAACGGGTTGATTCCCGCCCATTCTCCGCCCGCTTTGTTATTGCAAGCATTAACAACAGCAACTCCGGGAGCTTCCGGGATTTTCTTAAAAATATGAGCAACAATAATGGTAGCAGACATGGTATTCTCCGTGGTTAATTTGCCAATTCCAACTTTTGTGGCACCACAAAAAACAGGACTAATATCCCCGCAGAGAATACATGAAAAGAGCCTGAATGAAGGATCTTCATCCAGGCTCCCCAGCTTTTCAATTAACTATGCGATGTTTGCAACTTACAGGTTGCTCACATTTACAGTCGCATAGTAGAGACCTCCATCCTCTATCAGCTTCTTTCCGTACCTGGTCATGATCCCTTTGTTCGGTGTGAACGAGTTAGGATCGAGGACGGTTGGTGTGCTGAGTAGCGGAATGTACGGAGCGTAGAAGTAACCGGCATCGAGAACGCTTGAACCTTTGAATCCCATGAGGATTTTGCAGTTCGGGAACAATGGATCTTTGTAGATTCGCATTTTGTTCTGGATAGTACCGATGTTCATCAGTCCGATGTCTACTCCTTCTGTTGTGAAGGCGTCGCTGGCTCGGAAGTCGTTCAGTTGCTCGAATTTTGAGCAGATGTCTGAACTCATTACGGCCCAGTTGGCTGGTCCACGGAGTGTTGTGCGGTGGATGATGTTGGCTACTTCGAGGACTTTGTAGAGCAACGCGATGTTGCGGTCTGTGAAGTTTACGCTGGCACCTGCTGCTGTTGCGAAGTTATGATCGGCTCGAATGGCTGATGCGATGATCAGGTCATTGATGATTTCACGATCGATTTCTGCAACCATTTCATCGGCCATGAGGTCGGTGAGTGTTTGCTCTGCGTCGACGTTGTGAACTGCTTTGAGGTCTTGTGCAGCTTCGAGTGACCATGAAGTCTTGAGCTTTCGTGTGATAGCTGCTACGCTGTCACTGTCGATGCTCAGTGTTACTTCTGGTTGGAATGGGTTTGCTTCCAGGTCGTATTCGTAGTTGACTCGTGCGACTGCTCCGGCTGGGAACTGGCCTGCGTTGAGTGTGATACTTACGGCTCCGGTTGTGTGGTTGAAGGCTGTTGCGCCTGCTGTTGCTGTGTCGACTGTGATTGCTGTTGTGAAGTCTGCACAGTCTCCGATGAGGACGGCGTCTGGGTTGCCGTCTGCGTCGAATGAGACTCTTAGGCATGGGACGGCGTCGTCACAGTTGGGGCTTGCGTCTGCTTCTGTTGCGAATGCTTCGACTACTACTGTTCCGGCTAGGACTGGTCTGTGGGCTAGTGTTGCTGTTACGGTGTCGTTTGCTGCACCGATTGTTGCGTCTTCGCCTTTGACTTCTTGGCTTGAGTAGTAGGGGTCGAGTGCCCAGCCGTTTTGCCTTGCGTAGCTTTGGGCTGTGTTTTGGCGCATGATCTGTGTTCCGGCTACTGTTTGGCCTTTTGTGAGGGCGTAGCGGTATCGGATGTAGAAGATCAGGGATGCTGGTTGGCTCATTGGCTGGACGCCTACGAGGTTGTCAGCGATCAACTTCGGATATGACTTGCGGATGAGTGGCAAGGCGAATCGTGTGAAGTCTGCGATGTTTGCAGTTGTGGTCTGATCTTCTAGGATCATTGACCGGTTTTCTGGGTTCCATGCGTTGAATTGGTTTTCAAGAATGGAGGCCATGAGGCCGAATTTTTTAGGTCCGACTTCTTTGCACTTTTTAAGTACGGGTGACCATTTACCTACGAGTTGGTTTTTCTTTGATTCTCGTAGTACGCTAGCTGCGTGGACGTCTGTTGCCTCGCTGAGAGTTGAACGACGTACGGCGTTGTTGCTCTCTGTGAGGTGTTGTCGTCGCCTTGATGCGAGTGCCATCTTAGTTTCTCACTTTGTTTGGTTTGTTTGGTTGTAAAAGGGTGTAGTAAGTTTAAAGGTCTGTGTCCATACTTTCGGCGATGTTGTTGATTCCGAAGCCTTTTCCTTGAGGTTGCTGATTGCGTCCTCTTGGTCTGCGGTCTTGGTTTTCAACAAGTGTTGGTCGTGATGACCTTGCTTTGCCGTTGCTTCTTCCTTTGTCGATTCGTCGGCTTTGCTGTTGCTGTCCTGCGCCTTCGTTGACTGTTCGGCGTTGGCGTGGGCCTTTGCCTTCGCTCACAACTTTCTGTAGTTGTGTGGCGAGTTGTCGGTTTTTCTTCATAGCGCGTTCGGCAATTGCTGACTGACGATTAGCAATTGATTCAGCCTTTTCACGGGCTTCGTTTGCGACCTTGACTTGCTGCTTTGCCTTTTTTACCATGGCGGTAACATCTCCGTTGGGCGTGCCATTCGGCTCAACTCCAGCAAGCATTGACTTGATGTTGGGGAGTTTGGCGAACGCTTCGGATTCGTTAAGAGCCGATTGTTTGGCTAGCGTCGTTTCAATCGCATGTCCTTTGGTTTCGCAGAAGATCTGTACTCGGCGTGCAAGCTCTCGCTTGTGTGCCTCGACTTCTTCAACGCATACAGCTTTGGCTTGTTTAACCTTTTCTGCGTACTCAGTCTCAAATGACTCTCGAAGAGTGTCTTTATAAGAATCTAATGATTTACAAATCTCATTAGTTAAATTTGGATTGCAACCAGCTTTTTCTAGTAAAGCTTGAATTTTTTCCATATTTGCCATTGAATTTGTTCCCTTTGCGAAACGCTCAGTTGTATTATTTTTGCGTGAAATTAATTGTGTTGTTACTTTAAGCCGAAATATTTATTTATTTCAGACACTAGCATATTGTTATATGCCAATTTGCCCATAGTATTTCTAGCTTTTCTCATAGGCCGCAATCTCTTATTCAAACCCTCTTGGATATTAAGAATAGCACCACCCACAGAAGGTTCAGCAACAGCATCCCAAGTTACAAACGCATAACCTGGCATAACCCTATAGATCTCAGAGCCATGATGTTCAGAAACCTCCATATCACCAACACCACGAGAAGAAATTCCTACACGAACTTTATGCTCGAATAATCCTCTCAACGCAGCACCTAATGGTAATCTATGAAGAATCTCAGCTTCACCATAAACTTTCCTGCCTTCCATCCAAATCTTGCTAATCAAGTGGCTAACACGATCTAAGTGGATCTTAGCATCTGATGGGTGATCAAATTCCCCCATCACAGCACGACCAGAAACGTCTTCCTGAATTTGCTGAACAGCTGGTGATAAAACGTCAGAAGTTCCGTAAACACGGCCATTAGCGTTTTGCTTATCACCCAACTGGAATAAACCCATT